TTAAGGCCCGACGCGCTCCACGGCCCAGCTCGAATTGCGCACCAGATAATACTGGCCGCTCACGCCGACCCAGTGATAACCGCGCGGCGGCGGCTTGAGACGATACTGCTGCCAGTCGTCGATCACATATTGACGATCGCGATACTCGGGCGGCAGACGGTCGCCCTTGCGCAACGCGTGCGGCGGCGGCGCATCGGGCGGCGGACGGTCGGGCGGCGGCCCGCCGTGATACTCATTCGGGCCCGGACGGGGCGGTGGCTGCTGCGCGAACGTCGATACCGATGCCAGCATGGCCGGCAAAGCCAGCGCAGCGAGAAGCACGAAGCGTTTCTGCATTGTTCACCTCCTGGTTAGCGAGTCGAAACCGGACGAAGACAGTCGAGTCGATCCGACCACGTCGCGCCCGAAGCCGCCAGGCGCGCTCACCTCGCGATTCATGGTAGTACAGCGCGCAACGAGACCGGCGCGAGCGCGTCCGCACGCCGCGCGCCTGCTGCGGCATGTGTTTGCGAGGTGTTTGCGCATTGACCGCTGTATTTGCCCCGCCGCACGCCCGAATGGCGCAGACGTGCCAGAATCGTCGCGTGCGTTTGAGGAGAACACCGCATGGAAAACCAGCGCAGCTACGAATACATGGGCTTCGACATGACCGCCGGCGTGGACGGCGATCACAACGTGGGCTTTCTCGTCACGACCCAGACGATCCGCAGCCTCACCGACGACAGCCACGCCAACGTGCCCGTCGACGGCGTCGCCTCCGGCCGCTTCCCCACTCAGGACAACGCGTTCGACGCCGCATTCGACCGCATCCGCGAAGCGATCGACCAGCGCGTGCGCGCGGCCTCCTGACGAGGCCTTTCAGACGCCCGAAAAGCAGAACGCCGGGCGTCGTGAAGACACCCGGCGTTCATGCCGCCCGTCAGACGGGCGGCCGGTGCAGAGCGGCCGAGGCGCGAAGCCTGGCCGCCGGACACCACTTATTGCGCTTGCGACGACTGCGAGCCGTGCGCGCCCGACTGCGAAGCCGAGCCGGTCACGCCGCCGTAGGCCGCGTCGACGCCTTGCTGCTGTGCGCGCTCGGCCGCGACGGTCTGTGCGCTCTGGCCTTGCTGCGAAGCCGGTGCGCCGACGTTCGGGCGATAGAAAGGTGCCGGGCCGTAGCCGCTGGCGAACGCCGGAGCGGCAACAGAAGCGGAAGCTGCGACCAGCAGCGCTGCGATCAGTTTGGTCTTCATGGTGGACTCCAAATCAGGTTCAATTGCGGTTCGGGGATGGCGCCGCGCCTGGGAGGTCAGACCCATGAGCCGCGTCAGTGAGACTCAGTGTATACACCTACTATCGGAAAATAATCGCGATAAACCGAATTGACTATTCCGCTTCCGGAAACAATGCTGTGAGCCAAACCAGGCTTGGCTGAGCGACGAACAGACCCTAAAAAGACGTCCCAAATTTTTTTCTGCGACGCAGCATCTGGCGACGGGATTACATAACGCGCGAAGGGTCTTTCGGTAAAAGGGAAAGATGGAAACGCTTCCATACAGGCAGTTTGATGGCGGTTTGCTGGCGATATGACAGAAAACGTTCATTGCGGCCCTGATTTTTCTGCCGGAGCCTCGCGTGCCGCACCGCAAAATCGCCGTCAGCGCCCTTCGCGTCATGCGATAAAATAGAAGGTTGATTCACGCCTGCCGCGCCTTGTCGCGCACTCATCTGCCATGTCCGCCACCCGTATTGCCAGCCCCCGCCGCGTGTCCGTCGCGCCGATGATGGACTGGACTGACCGTCACTGTCGCTCGCTGCATCGATTCATTTCCCGAGACACGTGGCTGTATACGGAGATGGTGACGACCGGCGCCCTGCTCCACGGCGACGTGCCGCGCCACCTCGCCTTCACGCCCGCCGAAGCGCCCGTCGCGCTCCAGCTCGGCGGCAGCGAGCCGGACGACCTCGCGCGTGCGGCGAAACTCGGCGAGCAATGGGGTTACGACGAAATCAACCTGAACTGCGGCTGCCCGTCGGAGCGCGTGCAGCGCGGCGCGTTCGGCGCGTGCCTGATGAACGAGCCGCAACTCGTGGCCGATTGCGTGAAAGCGATGCGCGACGTGGTGTCGGTGCCGGTGACGGTCAAGCACCGCATCGGCGTGGACGCAGTCGAGGACTACGCATTCGTGCGCGACTTCGTCGGCACGATCGCGGACGCAGGCTGCGACGTGTTCATCGTCCACGCGCGCAATGCGATCCTCAAAGGGCTCAGCCCGAAGGAAAATCGCGAAATTCCGCCGCTCAAGTACGACTACGCGTACCGCCTGAAGCGCGACTTCCCGAATCTCGAAATCATCATCAACGGCGGCATCAAGACGCTCGACGAAGTGGCGACGCATCTCGAACATGTCGACGGCGTGATGCTCGGCCGCGAGGCTTATCACAATCCCTACGTGCTCGCGGACGTCGATGCGCGCTTCTACGGCGCGAGCGCGCCGGCACTCACGCGCGACGAAGTCGAGGCGAAGCTCATCGAGTATTGCGCGGCGGAATTGAAGCGCGGCACGTATCTCGGCGCGATCGTGCGCCACGCGCTGGGCCTCTATCGCGGCGAAGCGGGGGCGCGCGGCTGGCGCCGCGTTTTGTCGGACAGCCGCAAGCTGCAAAAAGGCGATCTCGCGATCTTCGACGAGGCGCGTGCGCATCTGCGCGCCCCGCTCGACGCCGACGCCGACGCCGAGCTTTCTCCTGAAAATATTTGAATAAAGGGGCTAGACAAGCCCATGAGGGCATGTCTATAATCTTGCTTCTTGATTGACGCCGCTCACGAAGCAGCGCTAACAAGCAAGCAGTAAAACGCAGTAACGAACGTAGTAACAGTGGTGGCTGTAGCTCAGTTGGTAGAGTCCAGGATTGTGATTCCTGTCGTCGTGGGTTCGAGTCCCATCAGCCACCCCAAAGAATTCAGCAGTATCAAGCAGTTAGCAAAATCCGATAATTGCACAATGCAAAATTCGGAACGAAATTAAGAATTTCGGAATCAAGCCCGCACAGAGTTGCGGGCTTTTTTGCGTTTCTACATTCCAGCGCGCTTCGCATACCTAGCGAGACTCATGACCCTTTCGGAACTTGTCACAGATTGGGGTGGCTTCGAGCTCCTAATCGCTGAATTGAACAAAACTGGCGATGTAACCGTTGAACATAACGTCGTTTTAACCGGTCGATCCGGCGCGCCACGGCAAATCGATGTGCTAATCCGACACAAACAGGGGCTTTATGAGCACCTCGTGGTTGCTGAGTGCAAGTTTTGGAACACGCCGGTTGATCGGGCAACGGTCGACTCCCTAGCGACGACTATCAGGGAGGTCGGGGCGTCACGAGGAGTCATTTTTTCCAGCAAGGGATTCCAATCAGGCGCAATCACGCAAGCTACATCAGACAACATCGACTTGTTTCATGTCAGAGATTTGACTGACGACGAATGGGGTCGCCCAGGAAAGATCGTTGACTTTTTCCTTCACGTGGTGTCGATTGCGATTGGTCCGTTCGAAATGCAGAAGACCTTCTCTTTTCCTGGGTCCGTTCCGAAGAGCCCGCATCTCAATCTTGTCCTTGGCGATGACGGGAATCGCAGCAATACAAAAATTACTTGGCCAGGCGGAAAATCAAAGACACTCGAAGAAGCCATCATTAATGTTGCCAGGGAAGCGGCGAAGCAGGCTTACAAACCGGTCCCCTTCAAGCATGAGGATTCATTTAACGTCAAATTGCGGGCTCGCGTGAATGTGAACATCGCTCCATCGAGCCCTATCATGGCGCACATAAATGGGGGCATCATTTACATTCCAAGTGCGACACTTCAGATTGGACTGACTATCAATCAAAGTCGCCTCATTTTCGACAGGTCTCGTAATCATATTTTTGCGCTGGCCGTCGAGGACTGCGTTAGGAATTGCGTCACAACGGCAAGCCGCAGAGTCGACAGCGATACGACGAGTTTGAGCCCGGTAATGCCATTGGTGGAAAATCCCGATGACCCGTCTCTGAAGAACGGTTCAATCCTGAGCGTCTGGGTAGCTGGCTTCGAAAAATTCGACGATTTCACCGACTTGACTCCCGGCATCGCAACGATGGAACTAGCGCCAGCTCCTGCGGGATTTCAGTCCTGAATGCTCCATCTTCGGCCCCGCACCGCTGCCTTGGCGCACGAGTAGCTCAACGGTCTATACGGAGTGCGAATCCCCCTCTCTCGGCCACCCGCACCATAAGGCTTTGCGCCATATTCGCGGGAAGCGCTGTACCTTAGATTCAAGGTTGTACCTTTGCAGTCAAGAAAACGGCTCCGCTCAGCGGGGCCTTTTTTGTTTCTGGAGCCCATTCGCGCGCCTTAGACCAGGATAGACTACTGTATATCCATACAGCATTAGGGAGCGAGAAATGGCAAGCGCCATGGGTGAAGATCGGCCGTGCATTAAGTGCAAGTTCTATGGCGGCATCGCGTGGCGCGGGCCGCACACCTGGTGCTTTCGTGACGTCCGCATGGTCGTCGGCTCGCCGCAGCATGGCTGCGCCTATTTCGAGCGTGCTTACGATTCAGTGGAAGAGAGAGTGGCGAGATTCAGGAAGCGGCGCGGGAGTGCGCGCTGAGAGACTGGGCGCGAAGGGTACGTAATGGACCAGTTACGTACAATGCGCGCAATCCGGACTTGATGTAATTTGTGAGGTGATTGCGATCCCGACACTTCTCGCAATCACCAGCGACTGTCGCTGGCGTAATTCTCCCTTTAGCCGCCGCATCCCAAAGGTGCGGCGGCTTTTTTCATTGTCACGCGCCGGGCAGGGGCTCCGACAAAGTGATCTAGACATGAAAAAACCGGTCTGGTAATTTTTCGCTGATTGCAGACGAGGGGTCCGCAATCGCCAGCGAGCCCCAACCGCTGGCAAGCTCCCATTTAGCCGCCGCACCTGCCAGATGCGGCGGTATTTTTTTGCTTGCTGAACGCCGGCATGCTAGAGTCCGCAACGCTGCTGGGTGTGATCCCAAGCAGCCACGGTGTATTACGCTTAAGCCGCCGGGCTCGCGCCCAGGCGGCTTTTTTTCGTCACTGCGCTGCCGATGCTGCGCTTGCCGCGCTCGCGCTGCTCGCCTGCTCTTTGTACGCGAGTGCGATGGTGTCGGCCATCGAATCGATCTGCTTGTTCTGTAGATAGGCGTCGGGCGTGCGGCAGTCGGCCCCGTAGTGCGAGAGGTCCGTTCCAGCGTCCGGCACCGCGTTGCCGTTCTGATCGAAACTGAAACTCGCCCCGACTTCACCCATGAAGCGAATCGGCGCGCCGGCGCTCAAAGCTGACCACTCCGCTGAGTACAGCGCTGCTGAAGCGGAAAACACTGCATCGCATGTCGGGATCGGCTGCACGACAAACACGGCTTTCCCCTCCACCGCGGCCCATTGCGAGAAGACCAGCAGGTCAGCGGTGAACTGCTGCAAGGCCGCCTGCTGCGCTGGATCAGACATCGGCGTCACCATATCGTCGAGCTGAAAATTCACGATCAGCCACGAGCTGGGGTCCGTCTTGAACTGGTCTGCCGTCGGCGATTTGCCGTTGTACTCGGTCGTCACGATCTGATGCAGCGCCGTGCCGTCGACCACCTGGTTCGTGATGTCCGCCGTGACACCGCGCGCGGCGAGCGCATCGGTCAGCGACTTCGCCGACGCCTGTGCATCCGATGCGGGATTCGACGTGTCGGCGGCCACAGCGGCCGAGATCAGGCTGAACTGCGAGTGCGCGACTGCGGTCGTTGTGCTCGAAACGACTGGCTTGCCGTACATCGAGATCGTGAGCGATTTCGCCGCGGGCGTTGCGCTGCCGCTGTCGTCACCTCCACCGCCGCCGCATGCGGCCAGGCCAATCGCCAAAAGCAAAGCTGCTGCAAGTCTCTTTTTCATTCTTGTTCCCCGGTTCGGTTTCTTGTTGGCGCGGCCCTCTCAAGCCGCGCCATAAAGTTTACACGGGTTTACGGTTCGCCTACGAACACCCCGGCGTTTTCGGACGGACGGCGCAGACGTACGCCTGCAGCGCCTTCACTTTGTCGATTTCGTGCTGGTCGTCTCCAGCGACCCGGAAAACGCGTTCTGCAACCGCTGGGTCGAGGTCTGCGACGGCGGTGCTTCCATCGCCCACGCCGGCGGCGCCGGGAGATCCGGCGAGGCCGCCGGGATCGGCAGCAGTGCAGTTTCGCACTGCGACGCGCACGCGCTCAGTGCCAGCAGCGAGAGCAGCGCGATAGCGGCGATTGTCGGTTTCATGTGCGTCCTTCTCCTTCGTAGTCGCGGCATCCGCCGCAGCGACCGCCGCAGCGGCCAGGTTGTGCGCGTCGATCGCGCGGCTCTCGCCCTCCAGCGCCGCGCGCGACACGTTGAGCATGTCGGTCGTGTGCCGCTCGTTGTCCTTCGCGTGCGCCGCCTGCTCGATCGCCAGCGCGCCGCGCGCGCGGACGTGCTCGGCACCGAAGCCGATGCCCGCGCCGATCAGCGCCGCAATCAGGTACGGCAGAATGGTTTTCAGCATCACAAACCCCTCTCACAGATGGCGCGCTCGTCGGCGCGCCGTTTCACCAGACCGGGGAGAACGCGACCGCCCGACGTCACCCATTGCGCGCGGCCCGCGTCCGATTCATTCATCGCCCGGCACGCGCCGCGCCAGTCGCCCGCGTTGAATCTGCGCGCCGTCGAGCTGCCGCAGTACGCGCCCGCGCCGATGTTGTAGGCAAAGCTCACTGCCGCCGCGAGCTGGTACGTGTGGCCCGCGAGCGACGGCGTGCACTTCAGCACCGGCTCGGCGTGCGCGATCAGTTGCGTTTCGAGCGATTCGCGGCACTCCGCCTCGCTGTATTGCTTGCCCACGACGACGTTGTGCGTGTCGCCCATGCACTTCGTCGGAATGCCGACCGGGTCGAGGTATCCGCGCGTCACGACGCCCTCGAACTTCGGCACGACGGATATGAGCACCGCCGCCGCGCCGGCGCCGACAACGGCCACGAGGCTTTTCTTTCCAACTCGGTTTGCCATCAATCCTCCAGGGACGGCTGGTGCAGGTAGGCGAGCACTAGCCCCACTGCACTGATTGCGAACGGCACCGACAGGACAAGCCACGTCGGCAGCCGGTCTATCCACGCTTCAGGCAGCGCCGACCAGACGCCGCCGACAAACGAAACGGCGGTCGACGCGATCAGCGCGCGCACCGAGTTGCGCCGGTGCGCCTTGCGCCAATACGAAACAGGTTTCACGCGATCACCTTCGATTTGAGGTATTGCCAGAGGGCCACGCCGATCAGCGCTAGTAGCGCCCACAAGCCCTTTTTCGCCAGCTCACTACGCAGGTCGTTGTAGAACTTCGCGCGGGCCTCGGCGCGCTCGATAAGCGTCTCGTGGTAGCGGCGATGCCCGTCCCAATCGCCGCCGGGAAATGCCTTGTGCAGGTCATCGACCCGGCGAATAACCTCGTCGAGCTTCCTGTCCGCGACGCTCTGTGCGGTCACGTTTTCGCTGTGCCGCTGCGCGAGGTCTTCGCGCAGGCCGTCCAGCGCTTCCACGATCTGCTTCTGACCTTCCATCCGTCCCCCGGAAATAAAAAAGCCGCCTCGTGGGCGGCATGCATTTCGTGTTTCTTATGAGGTCAGTCGACGATCTCCGCGCCGGCGAACGCGTAGCGCGCCGGGTTCAGTGCCGCAGCATCGTCGCTCGGCGCTGCGGCCACGAGCTGCGCGTCGGCGAACGCGAAAGCGTCGGTGCCCGAATCCGGCAAGCCGGTGATCATGATCTGCTGCTGGTACATCGGCGATTTGCCTGCGGCGCGCGCGTCAGCGCTGAGAAACGACTGCAGCGTGACGGACGTCGCTTTCGAAATCGCGTCGAGCGTCACCATCGCCGCCACGTGGTAGCTCGCAATCGCGCCCGTCGCGGGCGTCTCGTAGTCCTTCTTAATCGGCATACTTTCTCCTGTCAGATATAGCTCAGATCGACCGCCAGAAACGCCCAGTCGTATTGAGAACCGAAACACGTGTTGTTGCCCGGATGCGTCGTGCTGCCGACGGCGTTATAGGCGTACTGAAAATTGATGGTGTTGCCGACTGTCTGCAGGCCGCTCACGTTGTACCAGCCGCTGTCGTTGCCGCCCGCCGGCGCAGAAACCCATGCAGTCGCGATTGCTGCCACGCCGATCTTGGCGACGCCCGAATACGGCCCGAACGTGTATTGCCGCAGATCGACCTGGTTCCACTGCCCCCAGCCCGGACCAGCGCCCATGATGTTGCCGCTCTGCATGTCGAGCACGCGCGCGAGGCGCTGGCGCGCGTCCGCGATCAGATTGCCGCTCGCGTCGAATACCTGAAGACCATACCCGGCACCCGATGGCGCAGCGGCTAGCGACTGGTCGAAAACATAGACCTGCACCGTCGCAGCGACGTTTGACCAGACCTGAATCGACCAGGAGTTTGTACCGACGTTCTGGCACTTCAGGATCGTGGCGTACGCGTTCGGGCTGTAAAGCGCGATCAGCGGAGAGACGGCTGAGACCGTGAAATTCGCGACGTTCGCCGCGACGGTGTACTGCACGCCGGCGTTCGACTTTCCGACGTTCACCGTGCCGGACCCAGTCGTCACGCTGAACGACTGGCGAAGCGCAAAATTTTGCGAGCTGCCGTCAATCTGCACGAGGCCTGTATCGGTCCAAGCCTGAAACCCGGCTGTCATCAGCTACCTCCATAGACGATATAGCCGTCCTGATAAATGTCGTACGTGCTGTTTTTTGCGTTCCACGTCCACGAGAGCGTGTTTCCGCTTAGCGTGAATCGTGGAACGATCACGCCGCCCGAGAGATAGCCGTCACCGCGCGTCCCTTTGGGCTGAAACGTAAACCATCCGCCCTGCGACAACCGGTCATCGGTAACGCTATCGTTCGTGCCGCCGACGATCTGCTTGAATCCGCCAAGGCGCATCACGCGATACGTCGCATCGAGCACGATGTTTCCGCTCGCATCGAAGATCTGCAGACCAGCCGTCATTACCAGAGCCCCAGACGCACGCGCAGCACGTTGTTGTTGTCGTAGACCAGCAGCGTCGAGTCGGTCAGCGTCATGTAGCCGCTGCCGCCGTTCGCGCCGTTGAGCGTGAGCGTGCCGTTCTTGTCGAGCTTCCAGCGCGGCTGCCCGTTCGCGCCCACGGCCGTCGACTGGATCACATCGCCGATCATCAGGTTCGTGATCCAGCCGGTGCCGATGAGCGCCTGCGAAATGAAGACCTGGCCGCCCTGCACGACAAACGGCGACGTCACCGCACTGCCGTTCGGATCGAGGATCGCAACGCGGCTCGCCGACAGCAGCACGGTCGATTCGACAACGCCGCTGCTGTTGTCGACGCCCACACCGATACCCGCGATGTACGTGCGCCCGTTGGTCGTGATCTGCGTCTTGATCTGGTACGACGCGGCCACACGTCCATTCAGGTCCGCGTACGACGTCGCCACCGTCTGCACAGCCGCCGTGTTCTGGTCGGCCTGCGCCTGAACGGTCGTGATCTGCGACGCCATCGCGCTATCGGCATCCGCGCGCGCCTGCGACTCCGTTTGCACCTCGGCGAGCAGCGTGGCCTTCGTCGAACTCATCTGCGCCGTGACCGTCTCGACGTTCCTGGCGTTCGCCATGTCGCCCTCGGCGCGCGCCGACTGCTCCGACCAGACGCCCGCGTACACCTCGGTCGACCCGGCATAGCCGCCATCGTCGCCGGCCATGTCCGGAATCAGAACCTGCGCACTCACCTTGTCGATCCGGTCGGACAGCGCCGTGTCGCCATCGACGCGGGCCTGCTGCTCGTTGGTGATCGCTGCGGCGTTCGCTTCGACGTCCTGCTGCAGATCTGGAATCGCCTCGATCGGCGCGAGCAAATCCTGCGTCAACTGCTCCTTTCCGATCTGCCCGTTGAGGTACGACAGGATCTCGTCGGCGTCACTGCTGCTCTGCCCGTTCACGCCCGCGCCGTCCGGATACCACGCGCCGATGTTGCCCGACGTGTCGACGAGGCGCGCCCAGAAGTAGAACGACTGCCCGGCGGCCAGGCCCATCAGGCTCGCCTGCGCCTGCGGGAATGCGTAGTCGGCCTGCTTCACGGCATCAGCGCGATCTGGCGTCTTGCTGTACCAGATCTCCGTGCGCTGCGTGTCGTTGGCCGAACCATCCGCCGGGAACGTCCAGTCGAGCTGGATCGCGAACACCTGCGTCGTGGTCGTCAGTGACGTGACGACCGGCGGCGGGCTCGTCTTGCCGGTCAGCGCGGTTTCCACGCTGTAGGCCGGGATCGACGTCACGCCCAGCGCGTTCTGTGCGCGCACGCGCGCGACATAGTTGCCCTGGTAGATGCCCGAGACTTCCACCTGCAGGCCGCCCGTCTGGTTGGCCGACACCCACTCGCCGCTGTCCTTCTGCCACTCGGGGATGTAGCGCACCGCCTTATCGGCGGAATCCCACGCGATCACCATGTTCGTCTTGGCGATGCCCTGATCGACGAGCGAATACGTCGTGACACGCACGTTCGTCGGCGGCGCCTGCGCCGACGGCGGCACGACGGTCACTGGGCGCTGCTGGATCTGCGCGCCGTTGTCGATCGCGGCGTACTTTCCGGGCTCGTGCTGCGTCGCGTTGATCGTGTAGGTGATCTGGCCGTCGTCGTCACCTTCCTCGACGCCGACCACGCGGAAGAGCTGCGAAACGAGATCGCTGCTTTCCAGCATCCACACGGCGCCCGGCACGGCGTCTTCGTCGAACGCCGCGGTCATCGTGAAGGTGTCGCCCGCCACCGACTGCACGGTGCGCGCCTGCGCGACGCCATCCGGCATGATCACCGTGAGCGTGTCGCCAGCCGACGCCGCCGGCGGCTTGTCGAGCACCACGGTCCGCCCGCTCATCGAACGGATGCGGCCGCCGATTCGACGCCCTGCCTTGTTTACGTCCGCGATTGCGATCACCTCGCCCGGCATGCAGAGCGTGCCGTCGAGCCCAACCTGAAACGACACCGTGTTCGTTTCGAGGCGGCTGGTCAGCAGCGTCCACAGCCCGAGGCGGTGCGCCTGGCCTTGCGACGTCGTGCCGAACGCGGTGATCGCCGCCTTGACGACGCCGTAACGCGCAAGCCCATCATCGTCAGACACCGGCTCGACGGTCTGCTGATACTGGTTCGACGGATCGTTCCAGCTCACCTGCGCGAACGTGTAACGCGACTTGCGCTCGGAGCCGACATAGGCGAATTTGCCGTCGACGACGTTCGCCTGCGTGTAGACGTGGATCGGATCGGACGGCATGTCAGCCGTCGCGACCACGTTGCCCGCGCCCCAATACGCCTGCCCGCGGAAGATACCGGCGATGTCCTGCAGCACCTTGAACGCGTCCGACTGAGACTGGATCACGCAGTTGCACGTGAAGCGCGGTTCCTGCCCGCCCTTGCCGTCCGACACCATCGTGTCGCAATACTGCGCGATCTCGTACAGCGACCACTTATCGAGCGACGACGCGTCGACGTAGCGGCCCGCGCCGTAGCGATCGTTCAGCACGAGATCGTAGAAGATCCACGGCGGGCAATCGGTCCAAGCCTGCTTGAACGTGCCGTCCCACGTGCCCGAGTACGTGCGCTGGTCCGGGTCGTAGTTCGTGGGCACGCTGATAATGCGGCCCTTGATGTCGTACGAGCGCGTCGGCACCGAGCTGAACGACTGCGCATCGAACGTCATGCCGACCAGCGCGCTCATGGGATAGCGCAGCTTGCGATCGATGATCTCGGTGATCGCCTCGATGTTGATCGTGTCCTGAATGTACGTCTGGTGCGCGTTCGCAGTGAGGCGCCGCACGCGCACGATCCAGCCCGTTGTCGCCGTCGGCAGCTCGATACGCACGCTGCGCTCATAGAGCGACGTCGTCTTGCCGTCGAACGCGCCAGAAAACACCTGCGCATACGAACCGCCGTCGACAGCGATGTCGATCGCGTAATCGACGTGATAGCCCGTGACGTCGCCGGTCGTCGTGTTCGTTTGTTCGAACGACGGGAGGCCGAAGCGAATGCGCACAGCCGACAGTTGCGTGTTCTCGACGGCGCGCGCCCACGGCGTGTCGCTCGTCAGTTCTACGCCGATCGCCGTCTCGTTTTCCACCGACGGAAAGCCCGACAGGAAATCCTGATCCTGCGTGCCGACGCGCGAGTCGACCGTATAGTTCGAGAAGTTGGCCGAGCCGTCGCCGTTCAGAACCGGCGTGCCGTCCAGAAATACGGATTGCAGGCCATTGACGAGGCCCACGATCGGCCCTTCGGACACGAGGTCGAGCACCTTCGCGTAGGCGATCGAGTGCAGGCTGTCAGGCGACTCCGTCGGCGTGCTGCTGCTACTGCCCTTTGCCCCAGAAATCTGCATCAGCTTTGATCCTCTGCGTAGATGCCCGAACTGATCACCTTCGAACCCACCACCATTCGCCCGTAGACGATCGGCACGGGCTCGCCCTGCGCGGCGCTGTTCACCGGCCCGTTGAAGTAGTACGAGGTGCCGTTATCGACCGTGCCCGCGAGGCCCGACGTCTGAGGACTTAGCATCTGCACGACGCCGCCGAGCGCCATCGACGCGCCGAGCCCGATAAGCTGCGTGCCCCACGCCTGGCCGTATGCCGACGCGACCACGCCGACGACCACCAGCGCGGCGCCGAGAATCGTCTGAAACAGGCCGCCTCGCTTGCTGCCGAGCAGCACGGGCGCGACGCGGATGTCGTCTTGACCGACCGGGTATTCCAGCTCGTCGCGCGCGATGTTCTGCTTGCCGACGAACACCGCGAACGTCAGGCCCTGCTCGCGCGAGCGCGCCATGAACGCGCGAAAGCCCGGCAGAATCACACCGAGCGCGCGCATCGCCTCAGACGTCGAATTGACGGCGAGACGATGCACGCGACCGAAGCGCGCGCCGAGCACGCCATACAGCCGGATCGTGCGCAGTCGTTCGTTCATTCGGTTCCCCTGTATCGCAGCACCGTGCGAAGGCATTGCGCCCACATGCCGCCCCACACGGCGCGCCCCGAGAGCCGCCCGTGCATGTGGTGCAGAAAGTGGCCGTCGCCGATGTAGATGCCCGCGTGATTCGGCACGCCATTGCGGCTGCGGATCTGCATCAGCAGCACATCGCCGACTTGCAGCTCGGCCGCCGGCCCGACATCCTCGAAGCCTGCGGCGCGGTAGTTGTCGAGGTAGAGCGACGAATGGCCGTCGTCCCACCAGTCGTCGCGGCGCGCGAAGTCAGGCAGCACCACGTCGCGCTCCAGCCGATACCAGTCGCGCACGATCGCGTAGCAGTCGTGCACGCCGTGCGCGAACTGCCGCCCGACGAGCGGCGCGATAAAGCCACTCGGCCCGAACTCGCACCAGTCGTCGACAGCGATCGAGCCGTTCGCCTGCACGCCCAGCGAGACAATCACCCAGCACGCAATACCGACCTGCTCGCACATCGCCTTGTCGGCGGCACTCGGCCGCGCCGGCGCGCCGGGATGCGAATGCACGAGCGCAACGATTTCGCCAGCGTCTTCCGCACGCGCGTAGTCCTCGCCGGCCAGCACGAACTGCTCGCTCGGCGTGGCCGCCCAGTTCGCGCACGGCATGTACGTCTCCGAGCCCTGGGCGAGCACCACCAGCCCGACGCACTCGCGCGGGTACTCCGCGATCGCGTGTGCGGCGATCGCGGCCTTCGTCGTATCGTTCATTCAGGAAAGGGTGTCGCTGAGGAAACCGCCGAACGGCAGCGCGTTATTGACGCCGAAGCGGCATTCGCAGCCGCTCGTTTTCATGCTGCAGCGGTCAAGCGCCGGATCAGTCACCGGCTGGTCGTTGGCGTCGAAATACGCGGTGCCCGTGTAGCCGCAGTTCGCGTCGCGGTACTTCCACTGGCAGATGCTGACGATCTGGCGCGCGGGAAGCTGCTGGCCGCCGAAGTCGAGCGGCGACGCGAGCGTGAACTCGACCTGCAGGCCCGGCTGTTCGTTGCTCTTCTGCTCCACGCGCCAGATCTCGGGGAACATTTCCGCGTCCGGGTCCGCAGTCGGATTGCCGTCCGGGAAATTAACCGCGTCGAGGTACTTCGAGAGCGTGCGCCGCCGGCGCACCGACGCGCCAACCAGATCGTCGAGGTACACGCACAGCGCCGAGATCGTGCCGTTGATGTCGCCGACCGTGAGCGTGGGCGTGGGCTGCTGCGCGTCGCTGGTGCGCTTGAATCCTGACACCTGAATAGGCCACGGCTTGTACTCGTTGCCCTGCCACCAGATCGAGCCGGTTTGCAGGTGTTCGTGGAAACGCAGCATGTCGCCGCCGATGCCGGTGCAGTCGACTTCGAAAAGCTCGATCAGGCGCCCCGGTTCAAGCTGCTGAACGTCTGCTGAGATCGTCATGCGCCTCCCTTCAGCGCGGCGAGCTCGGCATTGAGTGCGTCAATCTGATCCATCATGGCGAGAATGGCCTCGTGATGGAGCGCTGCTGCGACGCCTCCGGTATCCAACCCCAACGGCTTCTCGATGACGGTTCCGTCGAGCAACTTTGCAGTCTCGGCGATCTCATGCACGCCGCTCGGAAACACATCAGCGACTTCCTGCGCGATGAAGCCCATACCGTGCGACTCCGCGTCGAGGCGGTCCCACGTATAGCCGCGGAGCTTGCGCATCCTCTCCAGCGGCGATTGGATGATCTCGATGTTCGTCTTGAGTCTGCGATCCGACGAATTCACCCACGAGCCGCTCGCAGATGTTGCATTGCCCGTGTTCGCGTCGAAAAACCAGTACTTCCACGACCCCGACCACGCGCCCAAAATGCCAGTGACCGACGAGCCGACGACCTCCTGGGCATACATCACGAACTGGTACGAGCCGCGCGCGGTGGCCGCAAAACCCGGCGCCTGGTTCGTTGCGCCCGTCGTGCCCGACGGAGCGGCGGGCGTAAGCGTGATCGGCGCGTTGCCGGTTTTAGCCGCAGTGAAGGTCTGCGCGGTGTCCAGCGTCATCGGCGCCGCAAGATTCCCGGCGTCCCAAGGCACCTTGCTCGCGAAAGTCGGGCGCAGCGTGAAGGACGCCTGGCCGGTCACGCCGAGCGTTCCGCCGACAGTTGCATTGCCACTTAGAGTAGCGATGCCCGTCACTCCCAGCGTGCCGCCCACCGTGACGTTGCCGGTATACCCAGCGCTTGCACCTGAGAACGCGCCGGCCGCCGAAATGGACGCAACTGTGCCGATGGCGAGCGACGCGCCCGAGAGCGTACCAGTTGCCGCGAGGGCTCCGGCCACGCCGCCCGTGAGCGTCGCAGCGCCGACAACAGTTAGCTTGCCCTGCACCGTCTCGTCGAGCGCCTTCTTGCGCCCGACCGTGCGCCACACCGAGACGCCGTCCGTTTCATACGTCAGCATCTCGCCCGGCTTCACAACGAAGACCGCGGGCGCCGTATCGCCGCTGCCGGATGCGCTCGCCATCGTGATGTCGTATGCCGCCGACAGGTTGTGGATCGCGACAAGCTGGTCCGCGCCCGTCGTGTTGGCAGCCGGGAAATGCACAGTGCTCGCCACCGTGGGCGTGAAATTCACGCGCTTGCCCATGTCGGCGGCCGTGAGATCGCGCACGGCGTTCGGCGACGTGCTGGTGAGCGTCGCCTGCGTGTTGAGCACCGCAACGTTCGCATTCGCCTTCACGTTTGCGACGCGCACGGTATCGCCATCGGTGCCGGTCGGAGCCGTACCGAGATTTACAGTCTGAAGTGCCGTCATGTGTCGTTACAGAGCGAAGGATTGATTGAACGTCGCGGTCATCGTGTACACGTTTCCGTCCTTGGTCGGCTCGGTATACGCCTCGCAGGTGAATAGCGCTTGCGCGCGCAGCGGCGGCGTCCACAGGAACGACGTGGCGCCACCGTGCGCGTCAAGGAAGGCGATAATCGCCGTGATCTTCTCGGCATCGCCAATGAACTGCAGAGAGAAGGTCGACGATCGGCCGTTGATGCCGTCCGCCGCCTTCTGCGCGTAGCCGTCGCCGAATTGCGCGGTGCGCGTGCGCAGCGTCGCGTTACCACTCGAATTCGCGACGGTCGGAGCCCAGGTGAACACATCAGCCATTAGCCCACACTCCCGTATTTCCCCTGCCAGAGGTAGCCGCCCTGCCCCTTCATCTTCTGAGCCAATCGGCTATCGACCAGCGATTTGATCTGGCCTTGCAGCCAGGTCACATCGGTCTGATCGAGCGAGCCACCGCCAGTCGAAACATCGACCTGCACGTTCGTGTCGCCACCGCGCGCGCTCGGCGTGACGCTGGACGACGCGCCGACCACGCCGCCGGTTGCGTAACGCTGGAGATGGTCGACAGAGCCACCGCTATTCAGCGCGTCGATTGCGCGCTCACCGCCGAGCCTACTCACAGTCGCGGCGGTGAGAACGCCCTCTCCATTGCTCAGCCGCGCGATGATGCTGTCGCTCGTGCCGCTGCCGGGGCCAGTGATATAGCCACCATCCGCATGGCCGGGAAGTGTGAAGCCATAGCTGTTGACCCCGCTCGTCGTGCCGCTCGCCAACGCACTGCTCGCCGTCGAGTCGCCGCCGAAAAAGCTGCTCGCGTACGACACGGCGCTGCTAAAGAATCCGCTGATCGCCGCCTTGGCCGACATACGCGCGAGGTCGGCGATGATCGAGTTCGCGAGGGACGTAAAGCTCAGCTTGCCGGTCTGCACAAAACTGACCCACGCGTCCTCCATGCCGTTCGTCACGTCGCCGACGATGCGCTCGGTCTGCTTCATCTTGTTGTCCGCTTCCGACACGTAGTCGGCCCAGCCAGCGGTCAGCCCGTTGACCCAGTCGCCCTGCTTTTGCTTGAGCGCCGCGTAATAGTCGTCGTATGCCTTCAGCGACGCCTGTAGCCCGGCCTGAATCTTCGCGGTCTCGTCCGTGTACACGTCGTTCGACATGCCGGTCTCGCGCGCGGCCTTGTTCAGCTTTTCCTGCTCCTGCTGATACTTGGCGTAGATCGATTTTACCGCTTCGGCTTGCTTCTGCGCATCAGCGCCCATGCCGATCGCGCTCAATTGGCGGTCATACTGTTCCGCCTGCGACTTCTGGTAGCTCGCAATGTCAGCGTCGATCGATGCAGCCGCCGCTTTGAGCTTGTTGAGCGCCGTCTGCGCGGCAACCTGCTTTTCAAGCTCCGCGTTTTGCTTGAGGGCAGCGTCGATCTCGCCCTGGTGAGCGAGCAGCGACTTCTGGTCAGCCGTCAGAACCTTTTTGTTCTTAAGGTCCGCGATTTCCTGTTCGAACTTCAGCAGCTTCTCGGCCTCGGTGCCGATCTTTTCGTGCGTGTCGAGCTGGGCTTGCAGGGCCGCCTGCGTCTGGCTCGCGGATTGCAGCTCGCGAGTCGCGGCATCATCCATTACGGCCTTCGCGTGCGCGGGCTTCGGGTCTTTGAACTTGTTCTGCGCGTCGGAAATCTCGACATCACGCTGCGAAACGAATTTCGCATCGAGCGCGGGCGTGTACGTCCCGGCCGCCTTCGCGAGCGCGACGCGCTTCTGGTACGCGGCCGTAGCCTCATTGACCGCCTTCGTGCGCTTCTGCTCATTCGTTGCGTTCTCTTCGAGAATCTTGTTTGCGCGCGTATCCAGTTCCGCAAGCTGAGCCTTTGCATCGGTCACAGCATCGGTTGCAGCCTTGTTCTTCTGCTGGGTCGCGATCTCTGCGTCGATAGATGCAATGCGAGACTTGATCGCATCGGTATTCACGCCGCCCGGATTGACGTCCGAATCATTCAGCTCAGCTACGAGGCTGGCCCGCTCGTCTTGCAGCGACGAAGTGCCCGCGATCTGCCGCTTGGTCCGCGCCCACTGATCGAGGAAGCTGTTCCAGATAGCCGTCATCGCCCCGACTTGCGTATCGGTGCCAGACTTCATCGTCTTCAGCTCTTGCTCGTACAGGACGCGCAGCGCGGTCGTGTGCTCACCAGCCTTATCGAGCGCCTTGATATGTTCGAGCGTCGCCTCGTCCATGTCATGATGCGCCGATTGCCACTCGTCGGCTGCCGCAGACACGCCATTCTGCTGCTTGATGACCGAATCCAGAGCCTTATCGAAACTCTCGCCGGTCGATTTCGCCATCAACAGAGCAAGCTCGGTGACCGTCTGCATGTCGTCGCCGAGTACCTTCCCCGACGCTGCGGTCGCGTTGACCGCTTCGCTCGCCGCCTGAAAAGACGTGCCAACGTCCCCAGCAATGGTCTTCGCCAGCGTCGCGGCAGTGTCGTTCGTCAGGCCTGCCCAGTTGTTCGTGAGCGCCAGCGACTCGTTGAATTTCTTGAACTCTTCTGACGCCCCGTGCAGGGCGTTGTATGTCCCGTATGCCGCAACACCGATTGCCGCGATACCGAGCACGACGGGATTGAGCAGATACTTCATCGCATCAATGCGCTCGCCCAGCACCAGCAGCGACCCGCCGAAGTTGCTCCACGCACCCGTCGCCGCCTCGTGCGCGAGCACGAGCATTTCCTTGCGCGCTCCGGCAGCGCTGTGGCCGAGCCCCTGGGTCGCAGCATCGGCGCTAGCAAGAGCAGCGCGCATCTCTGCCGTCGACGATGAAATCCCAAGCGCCTCGGAGCGCATATCACGCATCTGGCTCTTCGAGTATTCGACGGCCTGGGCGCGCTTCGCCATCGCCGCCACCTCGCGGAGGATCGCGGAGACCTGCTGAGACGAAACCTTTTCGCCATTTGCAGCAGCAGCGGACTGCGCCTCCATGACTGCGCGTTCTTGCTGCCTCACGACGTCGGCCTTAAGGCGCTCGATCGTCATGAATTGCTGATTCGCTGCGGTGCCCTTCGCCATCTCGACGACGAACTGCGAAGCATCGGCCGTCAGCTCCGCCTTCAGTTGGGAATCAGCCATTTTTCGCCTCTTCGAGCTTCTTTTGCATAACTTCGATCATTGCATCGGCGGCAGCACGCGTTTTCGCATCGACGGATGGGCGAAAAAATGGGTGAGCCGGCACATTCGATGCGCCGTGCTCGACCGTCGCAACAAACCCTGAAAAAGGGTGCCCCTTCTCAACCATCAGCCCATAGAAGCCGTCACGAGCAAGGGTCACCGAATAGACCTGAAGCGCGCCTGGCACGCTTGATTTCTCATCGTCGTGAAAAATGATCACGCTCTTCTTTAGCGTGCCGGCCGGATATAGTTTGCCGCTTCGAATATGCGGGAACGGCCCGACCGGAGCGCGCAGCTTCACCTCATCCATGATCACGCGCGCCCCGGCGACGGCGGCCTGCCGAAGGGTCGACTCGCTCGCCGTTTCGGACATCTTCGCAAGCAGATCCGAAAATCCCTCTGGGTTGCTGATCGTGGCGCTAGGTTTTTTTGCCATCAGCCCTCCGCACACGACGCCCAAACAACGAAGAGCGGATCATGTTCGATTGCGCATTCTTGTCGCTGAGCAGGATTGGACCGCCGGGCTCTTCCGGCGCAGCATCAAGCATCCATGGCGCAAAATCGGACGGCACATACGGCTCCCGTTTTCGCTTCGTGTCGCGGTGAAGGTTCGCAAGCAGGGCCGCGAGCGTGCCCATGCGTAGATCGGCCAGCCGCTCGCCGAACGGCTCGATCTTCTCGAACTCCATCCAGCGAGTGAACTCTTCCGACGTCATGGACCGCATCATTTCGTCGCGCGGCATCCCCAGCGCCAGAGCCAGGCGGTATGAAAACCGCAGCTCGGCGCTGGACCTCAGTTTTTTGCGGCGGAATCCTCCGCTGCCTTCCCGAGGCCGTTGACGCGCTGAACCGCGAGGCCGATTGCGCGAACCAGCTCGGCGTGGCTCGCGCGAAGCGTATCGACTTCGGACTCGGTGAACATCGGCGTGCCGTCTTCGTTCATGACGCACGTCGCGATGAGCGCGCCGAAATAGGCGCTGTCGGTGATACCTTCCGACTGCAGCACCTTTTGAAACGCGTCGCGGTCGTAGCCGCTCATCACGCGCACGCGAATCGAGTCGCTGAGGCCGACGACCGTCACTTCCTCGTAGCGCGTCTTGAGCTGTTCGAGCAGTTGTTCTTTCGTCAGCATCGGTTACGCTCCCGGCGCGACTTCGGTAACCGAGCCCGTGATGGTCATCTGCACGGTCGTGGCGAGGATCGCGTCGACGCCGCCCTGAAGCGGGAAGCTCTTGACGTAGCCGAAGAACGTGTACGAGTAGCCGTCGGGCGTTTTGAGCTGGAACTGCAGCTTCGCGCTCGATCGCTGCGCAGCCTTCAGTGCAGCCTGGCCGGGATCGGCCATGTTCGTGTTGATGTCGATGGAGAACGAGCCCTCGTCCATCAGGCCGAGCAGCTTTTCCTTCGCGGTCGAGTCGAGGTCCGTCGCGTCGAGTTCGGTCGCGGTGCCATCGAAGCCGCTGAACGACTTGCAGTTCTTGACCTGAGTCCAGGTCGGTTGCGCGGCACCGTCTGCGGCCGTGTCGACCGAAAACTCGCTGCCCTGCGCGCTAATTGCGGTGCTGGTCATTTATTTACTCCTTCCACCAAAGGGAATAGTCCTGCCGACTGCCGAAAAGCTTCGTGTCGTCCTCGAAGACGCTCACGGGCGCGCCGATCGGCGTGCCAAGAACAGGCGCGGCAGTCAGCGCGGCGCGCACCTGTTGAATGATGGTTGCCGCCTCGTCGCGCGTGGTAGCCCACACTGCGACCTGCATGCGGCTGTTTTGAAGCGTGTCGGCGCCGTCAAACGTCGTTTCGTCGACGCCGCCCGCGCTCTGGTAGACGATGTACGGCTTGACCGGCTTCGAAGGCGCGACGTCGGGATAGACTCGTCCGCCCGCGAGCGCGGCGAGCGCCGTGTCGACGATCGATTCGGCACTAGCCATCGTTGCTGCCCTCGGTGCACGCCAGATCCGTGTATTCGCGCCCGGCGTAATCCGGAAGCGGCTTCTGGATGTTGAAAATCGCCTCGTCGACCGGCTGCCCGCCGACGAACTTGAGCAGCACAACGCGCATGCTGTTGTCGAGGTCCGTGCGGAACCGGATGCGAATGCTCGCGGTGGCCTCGCCGACATCGCTATCAGCGAGCAGCGTTTCCTTGCCGGTGAGCATCTTCACGTTGGCCCAGACGGTCGCGAGCGGCGCCCAGCCCATCGGATCATTCAGCGTTCCGCTGCCCGCGCGCTTGTCGATGCGCACGCGGCGGTTGAGAGTGCCGGCGCGCATCACAGCCCCGGCACGATGCGATGCGGGCGCAGCAGCGTCCGCGCGTTGAACGGCAGTTCCGCCACCGTGCCGATCGCCGTGTCTTCGCGATTCGCGTACAGCTCGGCGGTCGTCTTCAGGATCGCGGCCTTGATCGCAGCATTGACGACCATCGGGTTATCGCCAGCGGTGCCGTCGGCAACTGCTGTGTCGAGGTCATCCTCAGTCTCGAATACCTGCCGGTTGAGGTAGTCGATGGCCGACTGCGTCGCGCCGTCGAGCAGAGCCTGCACGACGTCGTCCTCGACGCCCGCGTCCTGCCGCACAAAGCCGAGCGCGAGACTCAGTTCAACGAGAGCCATCGCTTACTTGGAAGCCGCCGCTGCATCACCGTCGGAAGCGCCAGCTGCCGCATCCGTATCGGACGCTTGGCCATCAACCGCGGCGGCTGCAGCCTTGCTCGATGCCTTTTCCAGCGCCTTCAACGAGCGCGCGCCGTCTTCGAGTTCCGCCGGGCACTCGTCGCCGACCTGGTATTGCTTCGGATAGATCTCGCCCTTCGGCACGCCCTTGAAAGGCTTGATGAACTTCGCCATGTCGTTCTCCAAAAAAATGGGGCGTCACACGGACGCCCCTAAGCCACTCACCTACCCACGGAGATACTGTCCCGCTTACGCGGATACTGCGATCTTCATCCCCTTCATCGGCTCGGGATTCAGCAAGCCGCCGCCCACGCGCTTCGTCGTGTAGAACAGCACGTACGGCTTTGCCGTGTACGGGTCGCGCAGCACGCGCACGCCGATACGATCGATGATCAGGTACGTCTGCTGGAAGTCGCCGAAGAGGATCGGCGTGGCGTTCGCCGCGACGTCGGGCATGTCGGGCACTTCCGTAACCGGATAACCGGCAAGCGTCGCCGGCTGGCCTGCGACGTACGACGGTTGCCACAGATAGTTGCCCTGGCCGTCCTTGAGCTTGCGCACCGAGCGCTGCGTGTTGCGGTTCATCGTGAAGCGCGCGTTGCCGGTAAATGCGCTCGGCAGCTCATAGATCAGGTCGATGATGCCGTCCGACGTGATGTCGGCTGCCGCACCGCTGTTCACCAGCTCGATTGCACCGAACGGATGCACCGCCGCGTTGGCACCGCCGGTGACGTACGTCAGGATGCCCGTCGGCTTATTCGTGCCGTCTCCCGACACGAAAGCCAGACCTTCCTGCTTCGCGAATTCCGTCTGGACCTCGCCAGCGAGCCACGTTTCGAGATCGATCTCGCTGTCGTCGAGAATGCCCTGCGTCGCGGCCGGATTCGCGTAGATCTCGCCCGAGCCGAACGCGAGCGACGCGAACGTGTTCGTGTTGGTCTGCGGGCGGGCAGCCGCCTCGCCAACCCAGCCGCTGGCCGTGCCGCCGAGATTGAACAGCTTCGAGAAGCCCGCCTTCGATACCGATTGAACCTGGCACAGTTGGCGCATCGGCGAGATCAGCACGAGCTTGTTCGTGATCGTGCGGTCCCATTCGATCGGCGTCAGGTAGCCGCCCTGATCGTCGGCACCTTTGTTCAGCGCGGCGTTGATTTCGCCCTTTTTCACGTGCGCCTTGAATGCGTCCGTGTATTCGGCGTCGCGCAGCTTCGAGCCGCCCGCGCCGCCCATCTGGAGCGCGGCCATCTGCACGCTGTGCTCGTCGAGGGCAGCCTGGAACGAGTCGAGATCCGTACTGATCTTCTCGACCTTCGCCGTGATGTCCGACGCCGGAAGGCCCGCCCTCAGCGCGTTGAGCTGGTTCGTGTGCTCGGCTTTGAACTGCTCGAAGGCACGATTGACGCCTTCGATAAGCGATTTCACTTCGGTGTCCGCACGCACGGCCATGATGCCGCGCGGCACCGGTTCGAAGGTGCCAGCCAGGGCCGCTGCGAGAGCGGAAATGATGCGTTGCTTGCTCATGGATTTATCCTTGAAGAGCGTTGATGAAGTTTCGCAGCGAAGCTGCAACGTCGTCGCCAGCGCCCGGCTTGGCGTTTTCAGCGGCAGCGCCCGGCGTGCCGTCGAATAGGGCTTTGAGAGCGTCGCGACGCGCGCCGCGCGAGTACCCTGCGCGCGCCATCGACGCTTCGATGAGAGCAAGCGCCTTGCGGCTGCCGCTCGCGTTGGTGTCTTTCGCGACCTGCGCGCTGTCGAGCAGCCCGGTCGCGAACCCGTCGGATACGGCCTGCTCGGCGCCGATCCACGTTTCCTTGTCCATCAGCGCGACCGCGTCGGCCTGGCTGATGCCGGCGCGCTTCGCATAGAGGCTCGCCATCGCGGTGTCGAACGGTTCGAGCGTCTGCGCCGCTTGCGCGAGGTCGTGCCGATTGCCGATTGCGACCGTCCACGCGTTGTGGATCATCAGGAACGATCCCTCGCCCATCAAAATCTCGTCGCCTGCCATCGCGATCACGGACGCTGCCGACGCCGCGATCCCCATCACGTTGACGGTGACCTTTGCCTTGTGCTCACGCAGCAGGTTGTAGATCGCCACGCCCTCGAAGAAGTCACCTCCCGGCGAATTCACGTTGACCGTGAGATCACGCGCGCCGATAGCACGCAGCGCGGCGCTGATCCGCTTCGACGTGACGCCCGTGCCTTCCCAGTTGTCGCCGATCGAGTCGTAAATCGAGATCGATGCGGCGTCATCGGTCGCCGCCGCGCGCGTGCCGGGCTCCCAGCGCTCCAGCGCGTCGGGGCGCAGGTCGTATTGCGCGGTATTGAGCCGATGGTCGGCGCGGATTTCAGGCAGTTTGAGGAGGCTCATTGCCGCTTCCCTTCGGTTGCTGTGTCATCGGATTGCGGAGCTGGTCCGCCTGCGGATCGCTCGAACGCGGGAGGTCGGAGATTTCACGCACCTCGTTTTGCGACATCCACGGCGACTGGCCGCCCGCGCCGAGCGCCTTCGAGAAGAACGTCGCCTGATCGTTGAGCGTGCCGCGCAGCAGCGCGCCCTCGTTGAACTTGAACTGGATCGCGTCGAGCTGCGCGTCGGGAATGAACAGCCGCGCTGCGGCCTGCTCCCAGGAGACGAACCACGGCGCGAGCGTGTACTGAATGAAGAAGATCGCGAGCTGCTCGATGCCGCTGCCCCAGCTCGTGTCGTCCATCATCAGAAGCGGGCGCGGCACGCCGTACGTGCGCGCCACCTCTTCGATCTGGTGATTTCTCGTCTCGATCTGTTGCGACGACACAGCCGTCGAGGTGAACTGCTTGGCGCTGCCGCCTTCCTCGACCAGCATCCAGCTACCGGCGTTTTCCGAGCCGGAATGGTTTTCCGCAATCGACTCTTTCAGGCGCTTATACGCACCGTCGGATAGCTCTTTCTCGAATTCGATCGCGCCGCCGGCCATCACGCCCGTACGGAACGTGCGCGACGCCGCGCGCTCGGCCTGCTCCGCGAGTTCAAGCGCTTCGCGCGATAGCTTCGGGCGCGATAGTCCGTTCACGCCATCGAGCGACAAGTCGCGAAGATGGAACACCTCGCGCGCAGGAAGCGTGATCAGGTTGCCGTCGGGCGTCGTGTAGTCGTAGACCATCTGCCACGTGCTGGTGAGGCGCGGCTTCGTCGATCCGCGATCCATCGGGATCAGCATGATGGGTCGATTTCCCGACCAGATGGCGCGCGCAAACGACTGGCCGTCGAGCATCGTGCGGAGCTGCAGCAGGCTCTTGAATTCCAGCGGCGTCTGCCAGCTATTCGGGCGGTATTTCAGCAGACGATGCGCCGGATTGGCGCTTTGAACCTGCTTTGTATCGTCGCTCGCGATGAGGTTGAGCGGCAGCATGCCGATGGACTGCGAAATCAGCGTGCAGCAGCGAAGAACGGCCGTGTTGCGCAGCGCGCGCGCCTCGCGTGCATTCATGCCGCCGTTCAGCTCGCCGCGCCGGATGTATTCGAGCAGCCGCGGATCGTCGAGCCCGTCAAACGTCTCACCCGGCGGCGTTGCCACAGCCGTGGAAGCCTGAAACGTCGGCTCCTGCGGGCGAGCTTGGGCCTCCGGCGCGCTTTCGCGTCGGAAACGATCGAAAAAACCCATTCGCACCTCAGAGGAATCGGATGCCGCGCGACTCATACACCGACGCGCCTTGCGCCGGCGGGTTGAGCGCCATCAGCGACACCGCGTCAAAGATCGCCATGAGCGGGTCGATTTTCCCCGTCCCGCTGGCCTGTTTCGTGATGTTCACGGCGTTACCGACTGGCACGACGCGCGCGTTACCGACAGCCCACGCCATAAGGCGCTGTCCGCCATGAATCAGCGTGCCATCAGGACGCGTGCCGCTGTCGTCTGCTTTGCGTCCGCTCGCAGCGGCGAGCCGGCGCTCGGTCGTCTTGATTGCACCCGAGAGTTTCCAGCCCTGCGATATGCCGATCACCTTCTCTTCCGGCACGCCAGCTTCCGCAAGCGCGTCGAGCACACCGCCGATGCCCGCCGGGTCCGCGCCGACCTTATCGAGCAAGCCCGCGGCATGCACTTCGGCGATGATCGCCGCAACGTCGGTCACGTCGTCGCCGATCTGCTCGACGACCGTGAGGTCGCCCTCGCGCTCGAAGTCGCGCAAGGTGTCCGCGATCTCTTTACGACGCTCGAACACGGACGGATGCGCCCATGCGTGAGTCCAGGCGAGCCAGTTCCGCGTGCCCTTCTCGCGCCCGACGAGCGCGAGGCCGAGTAAGTCGTCCAGGCCGCCGCCGTCGACGCCTGCGTCGATGACTTCGCATCGCTCGATCAGCTCTTCGACGGAGAGGCACGGCGCGAGCGCCGCAGCTTCCCAGAACTCAGCGCCCGCCCAGCGGTCGCTGCGCAGCGCGAGGCCGATCTCGACGTTCGCATGCTTCGCGAGGAAGCCGCGGAACGACTCTTCGCCGGTCTCCTGCGCCTTGCGAAACTCGCGCTCCAGATAGGCCTGGTCGACAGAGAATCCGAAATTCGGATTCACCATCGCGAGGTTTTCGACCTTCAGATGCTCTTTACGCCGCACCATTTCAGGCGGGTGCTCGAAGATCACGGGCACAAAGCACGCGTCGACGATCTTGCCGTCGCGCACGTCGCGCGCGTAGCGCAGCTTTTGCAGGAACACGCCCGCCGGTGGATCGTTCGACTGCGTCGTCAGGTAGATGATGAAGCCTTCAGGCCGTGACGCTAGACCGCCGGTCGCTTCGCGCAACATGTCTTCGGCATTCGGCATCTTGCCGAACAACCAGACTTCGTCGATCAGCGTCCCGACGCTTTTCTTGCCCGACACGGTGTTCGCATCGGCAGCTACCACCTTCAACGTCGCGCCGCTCGTGCGGTGCGTGATCGTCTTGATGTGCGCCTGCACCTGAAACAAATCGTCGAGGTCTTCCTCGTGTTTCACCATGTCGCGACTTGGCGCGAAGCTGTTGTTCGCAACCTCAATCGTCGGCGCGAGAATCGCGTATTCCGCCGACATACGCCAATTCAGGATCATGGCCGTCATCATGATCCCGGCGGCCAGCGTCGATTTGCTGTTCTTCTTGGGGATGCAGACGAACCATTCGGTGATCAGCCGCCGACCGCTGTTAGCGTCATACGCTCCGAAGATCGAAGCGACCAGATCGAAGACCCATTGCGCCGACGCCTCGCCGAACGTAGGGCTGCCTGGCGCGTCGACGATCTTCAATTGCTTGAAAACGTTCAGCGCCAGCTCGGCCTGCTCGGGAAAGATCGGCGGCGGAATGATCGAGCGCCCGGTCCGCAGCCGCTCGGGCCAGTCCGGGCACGCGGTCGACCATTCCATACGCTACTTCCTGTTGTTGACGATCAGCTTCGGCGCCGCGAGCGCAGCGAACTTGTTCGCAGCCTTCTCGGCCGCCGCGCCCTTCGCGTCCTTCTTGCCGGCCTCGCCAACCTTGGCGTGGACGAACGGCATCAGCGCTTTCGCAGCGTCGACGCGCAGCTTCGGTTCCGTCCGCCCGTCATTCATGGCGGCAATCAGGAATGCCTTCGGGTCCGTGAAGCTGGTCATCGCGTACGGATCGAAATCCGGAGGCGGCGAGCGATCAGGCGCGGTGCTTTTCGGCGGCGCGGCCTTCGATTCGCTCTCGATTCTCTGCGCGGCCACGTACAGCGCGACGTCCTTGTCTTTAACAAGGCGGGCGCCCGACTGCGAGGCCGTTTTTTCGCTGTAGCCGGCGGCGATTGCCGCGTCCCTATTGGACTTGCCGGCTAAAACAGCATCGGCAAAGAGCCGCTTTTTAGCTGTTAAAGCCATTAACAAAAACTCCAAAAGGGAAAAAATTCTGCGCGTGCGGGAACGGTCGGTCGAGGCCGTCGATAGCCTCAGACTTTTGACACCCCCGGCCCAGACTATCGGTAAAGTTTACAAACCGCGAGCGGGCCGCTCGCTGCGCGCCTTCTCGCCGTCGTGATGCGGTTTGCACAGCGTCTGCACGTTGTTCGGGTCGAGACGCAGCCGATCGTCACCTTGGTGTGGCGTGATGTGATCGCCGACGTTGCCAAGCGGCTCGGCAACGCCGCGTTCGGCACACGCGAGCACGACTTCGGCTGGTGTCAGGTCGAGCATGCCGAGATCACGCAGGCAGAACACGCAGTGCGGATGCGCTGCGAGGTGCCGCTCGCGCAGCTTCTGCCAGTCGTATCCGTAGCCGCGCGCCGCGCTGCTCGTCTTGCCTGCTCGCCACGAGCCTGGCTGCACAACGGCAACACGACTAGGCAACGACGACAGGCGAGACGGCAGCGTTCGAAGACGCGGCATGCAGCGATCAGGCAGCCGGATACGCGGCGGCGAGCGCCGCGTTCGTGGCGCCCTGCACTGCGGCGTCGGTCAGGTTCGCGTCGAGCGCCTTCAGGAACAGTGCGATCTTGATTGCGCTGTCGACGTTCGTGTTCGTGGTGGCCGGTGCGGCGGGTGCAACTGCAGGCGTGCTCATGACGAGTCCTTGGATGGGCGTTTCGGGGATGAGAGCGGTGATCCGCGCCAGCTCGGCCGAGACGTCAACCTCAACGCCCGACACAAGATTCGCGGCTTTCTGCTCGACGGTCTTCGCCTCGCTCTTGAACCACGAGACGACCTTCTGAATGATGGCTTTGAGGTTCATGGTGGAGGCGTAGAATCAATGCGCCGGAAGGGCCGGCACACAAACGAAAGGAAACTCGGAATGTCCATTAACGACAACAGAGCAATGGAACTTGCCGCGCAGGTAGTTGCAGCAGCAGCGACCGCTGGCAACCTGAAACTGAGCGGCGTGCCGATTGGCAGCGCAAGCGACGCGAAATCGAATGGCGAACTGGATGGCGCCTATGTTGCGGCCCTCCTGAAAACCATCGCTGATAACATCAAGACCGTCTGATAGCAAAAAACCCGCAGGGCTTTCGCCTTGCGGGTTCGCAGGATAGTGACTTAGGGCGTGGCCCCTGGTCCTCAGTTATTCCCCGGCTGTGAGGACTCCGCGCGACCGCCGAAGCGGTTTCTGGCTCAAGCCTTCATCAGGCGCGTATTCGTGCCGGGACAGATGCTAGCTGCACAGGGCCACATTGCTAGCCCACGCCCTAAATCCTATCCAGATATGCAAAAAGCCCGCTTGCGTTCGCATAGCGGGCTTCGATGTTGGTTGCGGGGACAGGATTTGAACCTGTGACCTTCGGGTTATGAGCCCGACGAGCTACCGAACTGCTCCACCCCGCGACCCGGATTGTAAGCTAACACGGCGATAAGTGCAAACAGACCTCGATTGGCTGTATGTCCGACGACCTTCTGCCGTAGTGGCGCTCTAGCCCGCACCAAACAAAAAGCCCGCTTGCTTTCGCTTGCGGGCTTCGTGTTCGCACCATTGGTACGGTATATGAAAACGCAGTTTATGCGAGGTTTTCTCGCACGTCAAGTAGTCCTCACCAACATTCCTACTGCGTCAAGCCGTTCGCTCAGCGCCGTCAATCCCTTCTTCTCCAGCTCGCGAATCCATTTGCGGATCGTCGTCGCGTGACGGTTCGCCGGATGCTCGTCGATCCCGAGCTTTTCGGCCTCGTCGAGAACGTGGATCTTGTCGCCGAAGTGCTTGCGCAGCACCGCGACGCGGAATGCCTTCACGGGCAGCACGTCACGCGCCTCGCGCGCGACCTGATCGGCGAGCTGCGACACCGACTCGCGGAACAGCTCGGTCATCCGCCAACCGCGACAGCAAGGGCTCAAGCAGTTGCAGCTCTCGCTGCGGATCGCTTTGCCTGCCACAAGCGCGAGCATCTGCCAGTAGTCGAGGGTTTCCAGTTCACGGAACACCATGCCCGACTGGCCCGCGCCGTCCAGACCGGTCAAGCCGCGCCCGCTTCCGCGCGCCGGGCCTTGCAGCAGCTTCGCCATCGGCGACATCGCGTATTGCTGGCTCGAATAGTTGCACGCGAACGTGATTGCCTCTTCGGCGCTGCGGAAAATGCCTTCGTGTCGTGCGTTCATATTCAATGCTCCCCTTCCGTTTTGCATTCACGTTCGCCGCTAGCCATGAACGGCGCCAGCGACTTCTTGTTGTCGGCCACGTGCGCGAGGCACCACGCGTATTCACCGTCGATCAGCCGCCCCTCGCAGCGCAGGTGCGGCCGGAACACGTCGGGCACGAACGCCAGCGCGCGAACCGTCTGCTCGTCGAGCACGCCTTTGAACTCCACTCGGCGCAGCGCAATCACCATCGTTTCCGTCAGCTGCTCGATCTCGCCGATGGCCGATCGGCCCTTGATGGTGAATACGCCGAGCGTCGGCATCTGAACCTGCAGGCGGATCGGCTTCACGCGGGCACCTCCGCGCGCCACTCGCGCGCGCCACTCGCGAAGAACGGCGCGAACGCGGCGGCGTTGATGCTGAGCGCGATCAGGGCTTCGACCCATGCGAGCCTGTCCGTCACCCACTGATCGCGCCGCACGAACGACCGATAGCCGCTCGGGATTTCCGCGAGCACGTCGACCAGATATTCCTTGCTCGACCTGTCCAGCGTCCGATTGCGGCGGAATCCGTACGCCATCACCAGCACCTGCTGCTTGACTCGCTCGCTGATGAACCGGCCGTTCGACCAGCGCTTTTGCATCGCGGCCGGCATCGGCAGGTTGATTTCCACTTTCACAGGCTGCACTCGACTTCCTCCGTAATACCCATCTTTCGCGCGCGAACCGGCGACCACTCCAGATACGCCTGGCTGAACGTCACCTGCTTTTTCTCGCGCGGCGCGCTTCCCTGATCCAGCCACGCATGGCACCAGAAGCAGCCCGGCACCGTGCGCGCGTGATTCGACTTCAATCCCATGCCCTTTCCAGCCGCCAGGCTGTTCTCGTGGCACGGCACAACCGTTTCGTCGTTCGGGTTCCGGCGGCAGACGCCCGGCACGCGCAGGTAACATGACTCGCCGCGGCACGCCGCCAGATACCGCGATCCCTCCGCCACCGTCGGCTTCTTTGCGCGCGACTTCATCGTCGAGCGCCGTTTCAGCGTGGCCGCCGAAGGTGAGGACTTCCAGGAGCCTCGCGACATCGGCTTCTTGCGCGGGCCGAATCCAGCTCGTTTCACGCGTCGGTCCCGAGCAGATCAGCGCCGTGGAATGCTTGTGCGACTGCTTCTTCGAGCGTCTTGTCTTCGCTGTTGCTCCACCATCCGTCGCACACGTAGCATCCGTTCGGGTGCTTTACGCGGATGTACCAACAACCCACGCCCAGCACGCTGTCAAGCTCGATGTCGATCAGATAGTCGCGCCAGTAGGCTTGAATTCCGGTCTCGTCATGCACTTGCACTTTTTTTGCGGCAAGCAGACGGCGCATCGGTGTCCAGTTCGCCATCACGCAACCTCAGGAATCAGATCGTCGAGCGCCGCCTGCGAAATCACAGGCATGTTTCCGACAAGCCCGACGACGTGCGCGGCGCGGATGACGCGCAGGCCGAGATCGCGCGCGAGGTTGTGCTCGATAGTCGCCCCACGCGATTGCTCCCAGCCAGGCAGCAGCGCGACGCCGTCGCAGTCGACAAGCTGCTTGATGTCCGCCCGCATGCAATCGAGCCATTCCGCCGTCGGGTCAGCATTGATCTCGGCCGGATTGACAATCTCGAAGCCCAGCGCACGCAGACGGCGCGCCTCGGCATGGAATGCCGGGAAGTTGAGTTCGGCGTAGCCCGTCATCGGGCCTGCGATATAGAGCTTCATGCAGCAACACCTCCATTTCCGAACAACGCCGCCACCATCGGGTCACGTCGCACCAGACGCCCGTTGCGCCGAGCCGCGCGCACTCGCGCCTTTGCGCGTTGCCGGTCCAACTCTTCGGGCCGCTCACGCTCCAGCTTCAGCTTGTAGCGAGCCTTCATCTCGGCCTCAGTCATTCGCGGCGGCCGTGGCGCATCCTCGCCACCACCCCACACCCAGAGCGCGAGCACGTTCCGCGTCTCGATGGCGGCCAGATACTTCTCGATGTGCACGTTCGCGCGCTTCGCCTTGATGAACCGGCGCACCGTGCAGTTCGAGCAGCGCGCCAGCGCGGCAAGCTCGTCGACCGACGCGCTGCGCGCCCTCAGGATTGCCTCGATGCGCGGCCAGATCGTTTGCGCCGTGCGCTTGCCGGGCATCTTGCGGCGGCGATCGGGCAAACCGAGGCGCGTGCCGTGCATGACGAGTGCGTTTGCGCTTCGGCCCGAAAACAGGTGCGTGACCGTCTTCAGCGGCTCGGGCCTCTTCCAGACCTTGCGCAGCAACGCGTTTTCTTCGGGCGTCCACTCCGGCGCGCGCGTGCGGCGCGGCTTCTCGATCTCGTCCATCAAATTTCCTTGATAGTGATGTCGTGCACGGCCAGCATCTGCTTGCGCTTCTGGACGTACGCTGGGTTCTTGCGCGTCGCGGGTGATTTCACGTCCTCAACGACCCGCTTGCCACTCGCGACCTCGATATAGACGAAGTCGGCCACGTAATACGAGGCGCGTTCCCATGTGCCGTCGTCGCGCTGCTTGCGCGGCGTCAGCTCGAAGCGCACCTGCAGCTCAAGCTCGCGAATCTCGCCACGCGCCTGCATCTGGATCAGCTCGAACCAGCGCGAGCGCTCCTTCAGGCTGTCGAACTTGATGCCGTCGTGCTCGCACTTCGTGTTGCGGTACTTCGGAGCCTTCTTCGGCTTCGCCATGCCCAGCCACGGCGTTGCCTCGCGGCGATAGGCGGGCGTCAGCGCGCCGGCGTCGTCCGAGCCGTCGGCGATGTCGTCGAACCGGTGCGCGGGCTTCGTGCCGTGCATTTCGGCCAGCTTCTTCTGCGCGTACGGCATCGGAACGTCTTCGCGCACGCGCGCCGTGCCTACCGTCTTCGTGCCCGCCGGCACGACCATCGGCCATGATGTGGTGCGCTTCGTCATGCCGCGCACCCGATCAGGTAGGCCACAGACGGAACGAGCAGCAAGAGCCAGTAGCGAGGCGATTTCATATCGACGAGCGGAGCGATGAGCACGCCGTAGCCGACGGCGAGTGCCATGAAAGCTAGCGACGAGGTCACACGCCCTCCGGTCGTTGCACGATCAGCTTTCGCCAGTCGCCCTTGCCCTTCTTCGCCGACGCGAATTCACCGGCCTCGTGGTTCTCGGTGTTCTTGCCGCCACCGACAAACCACCACCCCGATTCAACGGAGACTTCCGGCTGGGCGTGGTAAAGCCAAAGTTGGCCGTCTTTGTCCTGCGCCATCCATTTCCACCGCGCCGCGACGTGGCTCCAGTCGATCGATGGCAGCACGAGTTCTTCGGGCTTCTCGGCAATGCGATAGAGGCTCTTCGGGCTCCATTGCGGTGTCGGAGTGCGATTCCAGTACGCGCCACCGATCGAGTGCTCGATCGGGTAGCCCGCCTGCCACAGAGCGAACGCGATGCACCGCCAGTAGATCGGCACGTCGCCGAACGGCTTTTCCAGCGCGGCATTCAGACGGCGCAGCAGGTGATCCGATTTATCGTCGCTCTGCGCGACCACACCGGCGTGATGCGCCTGTACGATCGCATCCCACTCTTCCGGCGTTGCGTTGTCGATTGATAACGTCATCTTCGATACCCCTGCGGCTTGCGAGACGGCCCGCCATCCCGCTTGAATTGGTCGCGGTATACCTGCGTATACCCTTGGAGTGAGAACGGCTTGTATCGCCTATCGCCTTGTTTCCAGATCGCGGCGTCAGAACGGCGGCTCGTCCGTCTCCAGCGCGAACGTCGAGCGCACCATGTCGTCGACGATCCGGCTGTCCGTCGTAGCGAGCACGAAGAACTTCTGACCGCGGTGCTCGCGCGCCAGGCGTTCGGCTTCCATCACCGCGCCTTGGCGCGACGGATGCTTGAAGGTCGGCGGCTTCTGCCCGGTCGGCGACCAGACGAGGAAGAACGGCTTCGGATCGATCAGATTCACGCCTGCACTCCGGTTACGTTGAAGATCGCCTGCCGGGCGATGTTCAGCTTGTTCAGCGGCACCTTGCCCGTGGCCTTTTCCTCTTCGATGATCTGGCGCGCCCAGGCGATGTTTCCGCCCTTCGAAACGTCGCGCACCAGCTCGGAGGCATTCAGCTCGTCGAGGCGCTGGCGCCCGTATTCGCGCGTCGACTCGCTCGCGGTCGGCGCGGCCAGCGCAGGCACCCGATCGGGCACCGGCTTGATTTCGCCTTCCTGCACCCGCTTCAGCGCTGCCTCGAAGCGCGGCTTCAGCTGCGAAAACGTCTGGCTGATCATGTCGTACTCGCCTACCTTCGCCGCCGCCCAGAAAATCGCCGGGCTCGACCACTCGTCCTTGCCGTGCTGCCGCTTGCGCATCTGCTCGATCGCCTCGTACAGCGCTGCGTCGACGTTGATCGGCGGCTTGCACAGGTCGAGGAATTCGCCCCAGCTCGGCGGCCACTTCAACCGCTCAGCGCCCGCAAGGCCGCGGCGCACGTCGGCGAACTTCAGCCCGTTGCCGCGGATCTTGTCCGCCCACACGGCCTTCATGTTCTCGATGCCCGTATCCAAGCCCTTGACGACGTGCCCGCTGCGGAATTGATCGAGCAGCTTGTTGCCGAACATGCCGTGCAGTTGCCCGAAGAGCCATTCCATCGGGTCAGGAAATGCGCCGGAAGTCTGCGTCGATGACGGTAGGTTCGTCGTCATGTGCGTGTGCTCCAAGTCCGATTGATGCAGCAGCAGCGGCGCGCGAAGCGTCGCGGTTCGAAGAGGTGCCGGGAGAGCTGCGACGCGAGAGGCCAGCCCAGTCCGCACGCACAGCCTCCATGAATGCGTCGTCCCAGCTCGCGTATCGGTAGCCATTGGCTCGGCATTTCGTGACGAAAGCAGCGAAGTGGCGATCAAGATTCGCGTGGCCGTTTTCTGCAGCCCAAGCACGCACGCGCTCGCTGATTTCGAAGTCGTCGCCGATCTGCGTCTTCTTCGCCGCCTTCGCACGCGTCGGACGCGTCGGACGCGCAGCGTCCGATATATGGTTCATTGACGGTTCATTGACGGTTAAGGACGGATTGGGTGTCACGGTGACACCCCGTTCGCACTCCGCTGACACCCCGTTGGCGTCAGGCTGACACCCCGTTCCGGTCACGGTGACACCCCGTTCGGCGCGGGGCGTCACAGCGACACCCCGTTTTTTCATCGCCATGTCGTAGCAAACCGGGCGACGATCACCACGCTCGATGTAGGCAGCAACGACCTTTTGGTTGCCCTTGAAAATCAGGCCCGCCTGCTCCAGCGCATCGAGCTTGCGGCGAATGGTGCTCTCCGACATGCCCGTGTCCTTCACGAGGGTCGACGTCGACGGGAAAGCGGTCTTCCCGTGGTTGTCCGCGTAGTTAGCCAGACAAAGCAGCACGTGGCGCGCGTGCGAATCGCGCACTTCCTGCTGCTCGATGGCCCATGCCATAGCCTGGATGCTCATGCCGCCCTCAACTCAGCCATCGCGCGCACATACGACGGGTGCGCCACAACTTCCGCGGCCGGCAGACCGATCGTTTCCTGATACTTGCCCGTTGCGACGCACTTGAGCGTGCCGCGAACGACGAGCAAGCCCAAGTCGAGCAGCTCGCGCACGCGCCCGCAAATGCTCGACAGCCGCAGATTCGTTCTCTCCGCGATCTGCTCACGCGTGAGCGTCGTTCCGCGCAGCTCGAACAGGTCGACGATGATTTGCTTCTGCGTGCGCTTATGCCCCTCGTCGAGCGAGTCATACGCCGCGAGCTGGGTGAGTGTGGCCGCCATGTGGGGCTCTCCTGGGTGATTGCGTTGGAGCGAGATTGATCTGTTCGCGCGCCTAAGTCATGCGAACCATGTCGCTTGACTTCCGCCTGAAATTACGATGCCTTACGCGGCACGATGCTCGGAAGAGCGGGCGCTTCGGGCGCGGGCTTGCTGTAGATGAGGTACGTCAGCGCGAGCATTTCCTGCACGCTGCGATGGATCTGCTGGGCGATCCCGTCGAGCGTCTCGCGCTCCTGCGCATCGACGTCCTCGTCTTCGGTCGCCTTTCTGTGAACGGTTGCCAACTCGCCGACGTGCTCGACGATTCGCAGAAATTTGTTCTGGATTTCGTCGTTGTCGATTTCGTCTGCAAGCTGCGGCAGCGGAACGAACGTGCCGCCAGACTGGCGCGCAACCTCTTCAGCAAAGAGAGTCGTGCCGCTGATCACCTGCATCTGAATCGCCATGTCCGGATGCACGCGCTGCGGTTGCGGCGCGCCCTTCTCGTACACGCGGTTATCGAGTGCCGACGGCGTAATCGCCAACTCGCGCGCCATGTCGCTGCGGCCACCTGCCGCCTCGATCATTCTTACGTATGCTTGACGGAATCCCACGATTGCCTACCTCATTTTGTGGTGTCGAATCGCGGCCTCGTATCCGATACTTCAATCACGAGTTAGGACTACTGACCGCAAAACAAAAAGACGGGGAAAGATAAAAATGAAAACGTTGCAACCGGCTATTGCCGGAACCGCACCGGGCCGAAGCGCGGGGAATCGCTCGGCCTCTCGTTCGCCCGCTCCGTGCTATGGAGTCGGGCGAACTCTCTCAACGTCCGCAGCCATCGAACAAACGGCATCGATCGCCTCCCTTCTGCTACTCGCGGCACTCGTGCCGCTGCTTTCCAGATGAACCGCCAGTTACGCCGCAGCGCGAGCGGGCACGTGGATGTGCACGCAGCTCTTCATCGGCACGAAACTCGCGGGCTGGTGAAAGAAGCGACGCTGCGACAGCGTTTCGTTTTCGCCGTCCTCGACGTGGAAAGCTTTCGGGTTTTCGGTTTTGATGCGCTCGATTGCCTGATCGAGCGTGCCGCGCGCGCGGGCGTCCGCGAGCAGTGCCTGATGTTGCGGAAGGTGCATTCGACTTGCCTCGTGGATGGGTGCGAGTTGACTATGGAAACGAACGGGCTTTTGCCGTCATGCCGCCGCAGGACTGCCGAAATACAGCGCGTCGAGAGACGCCAGCACGCCACGAGCGCGAGCGAGCAGCACGAGGCGCTTCGCCTTGTCGGGAGACAAGAGAATTTCACCTCGCTCGCACTGCGAGATTGTGGATTGAGTCACACCGATGGCAGCGCCAACTTCGGCTTGCGACATCGACAGGCTCTTGCGGAGGGCGATCAGTCCGTTCATGAGTCGATATTAGTCGGACTGATAAGCCTTGTCAACAGTCGTACTCTTTGATTCTTAGTAGCCGTGCTTATATTGTTCGCGCATGCCAGCTAAACCCCTTACCCCTTCCCAGCTCGCCGATGCAGAGCGCCTGCGCCGACTCTTTGCCGTTTGGCAGGACGAACGGCGCGCGCACGGTCGCCCGGCTTCGCAAGAGGCGGCCGCCTCTGAACTTGGATTCGGCCAAAGCGCCTTCAGCCAATACCTTCGGGGCAAGATCCCGTTGAACGGCGCGGCGCTCGTGAAATTCGCCCATTTGATCGGCTGCTCGGCCGAGGACATCAGCCCCGCTATCGCCGCTGAACTGCGGAACCTGGGCGCGATGGCGACTGCTGAGCACAGATCCGCCGGAGAGTATTCAGCAAACACCGAACGGAATAGCGGCTTACTCGAATCAGGTTCGCCCTCTAGCGGGAGTAACCTTCCAGAAGGTAAGCTAGCTAAGAAAGTGCTTACAGACGGGAGAGCGTCTGTAAGCGCGCGCCCCATCCTTGCGTGGGACGACCCAGAAGAACTCGGTGAAGAATACGTGCTAATACCAAGGCTGGATGTCAAATTTTCCGCGGGGAACGGAAGGATTGTTTGGCACGTCGACGAAAAGGGCCAGAAGCAGGCTTTTCGTCGTGCGTGGTGCCAACGCCTCGGCATCAATCCCGATCACGCCGCAACGATTGTCAACGACGGGCAGTCGATGGAGCCGCGCCTAATCGACGGGGATTCGCTCGTCGTCGACTACAAGGCGACGCACATCATCGACGGCAAGGTCTATGCGATCGCCTATCAAAACGAGCTATACGTCAAACGACTGTTCAAGCAGCCGGACGGTGGCCTGCTCGTGCGATCGGACAATCCCGACAAGACGCGCTTCCCCGACATGAATCTGACGCCTCCACAGGTGCAGCACGTCGAGGTCATCGCGCGCGTGATGGGCGTCAGCGGCGCCGTATAAGAGCGCCGCGCGCCGGAATACACCGTTTCGGGGAAGGCCCGCGCCCTTTCGCGGGCGAATTTGGAGACCAAAAAATGATGAGAGAACGACTGCGACCAGCGGCGCTGCTGGTAGCGATGCTTTTTGCCGCCTCGGCGGCGTGGGCTAGCGGCGGCCATTACGCCGGCGGGCACGGTTCGTCGCACAAAGGCGGCCACTACAAGAATGCCCGAACCGGCGATCACTACGAGCATCGCAAATGATTCTGCTCTTCGCGTGGATCGTCGTGGCACTCCTGACGGCTCTCGTCGCGAATTCGAAGAATCGCAGCCCCATCGCCTGGGCGTTGCTTGCCATTCCGCTGGGCCTCATTGCGACGCTCGTCGTGGCGTGTAGCACGAAGCTCCCGGCGAAAGACGCGGTAACGGCCGCCGAGCCGATCAGGCTCGCCGACAAGACGTGCCCGCGCTGCGCCGAGTCCGTCAAGGACGCCGCCAAAGTGTGCCGATTCTGCGGTCACGAATTTAGCTGACCCACGTCAACCCCTCCCCCACAAGCCCGCCACCCGGCGGGCTTTTTCGTTTCCGCTCACCGAGTTACAAAGTCACACCCACAATTATTAGTCCGGCTGTTGACTAATAGAAGTAGTGCGACTAATATCTGTCTCACGCACTCACCGAAGCACTGAGCGGGGGCGCTTAAAGTCGGCGCGGCGACTCTAAACAGCCCGTAGCGTGATGTCTCCCACGCATGGACCTCGCGGACAGTGAGAGAAGCGTCCCCGCTCAGTGCTGCGATACCTCATGGAGATTGAGAGATGAACGAGAAGCAGCTCAGCGACGCCGAAGCGCAGCAGGAAGCGAACATGGCGTTCTTCAATAGGACCGGCGGCCCGTTCTTCCCGCAGGTGTCTGACTTTCGCTTGGGATTCGCCGGCGCAACGCTGCGCGACGTTTTCGCGGCCGAGGCCATGTCCGCAATCATCGCAGGCAACCTTGCGAGCGGCGCGGTGGTCGCCGATGGCGATCCCGAACGGGTTGCCGAGTCCGCGCTCATTTTCGCAGACGCACTCCTTGCAGCACGGGGCGCGAAGTGAACCGCGCCGCAGCCGATAACGCCCTGCTGCTCCAGTGCGATGCGCTCTACAGCAAGGTGTCGCGCGTGGCCGGTGCATTCGCCCTCTTCGCTGGCGTCGGCGTCACCTGGTATCTGATCGTCGCGCTGCGCGCAGGTGCGCTCTGATGGAAACGCTCAAGCTCGCTGGCCGCATCTGCATCGCAGGATTCGTCGCCATCGCCCTGCTCGCTTTCCAGGCTCAGATGCACGAGCGCGAAGCAGCATTCGAAGCCAACTGCAGCAAGCATCGCTGCACCTGATCCTGTAAAGGCTCACCAATGGACATCATCGAAGCAATTTGCATCGCAGTCCTTAGTGGTTTTGCGATTGGCGTGGCCGCTGTGGCCGTCGCGGTAGTCGTCGGGAAGCTGCTCAAGCGCCAACGTCAGCAGCTCACGTTCGTCGACGGCCCGTGCATTCACGACGCTGAGCCCTACCCGCGCTTCGAAGCGTAATCGAAATTCTGGAGGAAGTCGAAATGGGCGGTTTCTGTGTTTATGGTCAGTCGCTGGAGATCGCGCGCACTCGCGCTGCAAAGAAGGTCTCCGAATTTGAGCCCAGCGACGAGCCCGGCAAGAAGCGACGTTTGACTCAGGCGGAATGGGTAGAGCGCGTCAATGAAAAGGCAACCGGCATCTTCGCGAGCATGAAGCCCGTGCGCGTGAGCCCCGAATTCGATGCCCCCCAGTTCGCACGCGATTTCATCGACTGCGCCGCGAAAACGTCGGTGCTCGCGAACATGGCAGTCATGTGCATGGACAAGAAACTCGACGCGAAAGGCGCCGAGGTCAAGAGCAAAACGAGCGGCCTCACGCTGATGACGTGGGTGCGCTACGACGACGCGAAGGCGAAGCGATGACTGTCGCCGAACTCATCGCGGAATTGAAGCGATTCCCTGATCACCACGTCGTTTTGGTTCTCCACGACGACGGCGACGAGGTCGGGTCGATCTTCGGATCAACGAGCGAATCGTCAATCGTCGACATTCGCGCGGATGGCCCCGGCGGCGTCGTTATCGACTGCCAATCCGACATCTAA